AAACCTGTTGCGTCAAACAGCATTGGACAGTTTGCAAGGTCGCGGACCCAGTCAAATCTTTACTCCTGTGGTAAGTTTGCCAGAACTAGAAAGTCTAGTTTACAACTGGACATTCTTTGAAACCAATATCCACAGTCGCAGTTACAGTCACATCATTCGCAACATCTACAATGTACCCAAGGAAGTGTTCAACACTATCCACGACACTGAAGAAATTGTGAACATGGCATCAAGTGTTGGCAAGTACTATGACCAACTACACCAATTGAATTGTATTAAAGAAATCGACGGCGACCCAAACAACTGCCCGGAAGAGAGCCACATCAAAGCAATCTATCTAGCACTGCACGCCAGTTATGCCCTAGAAGCATTCCGTTTTATGGTATCATTTGCTACAAGTCTGGCAATGGTAGAGAACAAGATCTTCATTGGCAACGGCAACATTATTTCGTTAATTTTGCAAGATGAAATCCTGCACCGAGACTGGACTGCCTGGATGATCAATCAAGTGGTCAAGGAAGATCCTCGTTTTGCTCGAGCCAAACAAGAATGCGAAGCCGAAGTGTATCAAATATACATGGACGTTATCAGAGAGGAAAAAGAGTGGGCAAATTACCTGTTCAAACACGGTCCGGTGATTGGATTAAATGCCGCCATCCTGCGAGACTTTGTAGACTATACTGCGGCCGCCGCACTCAAGGAGATTGGTATCAAGTACACAGAGCCTGCTCCACGAAGCACACCTATTCCTTGGTTCAACAAACACGTGGATACACATAAGAAGCAGACAGCACTGCAAGAAAATGAGTCAACCAATTATGTGATTGGTGTAATGTCAGATTCTGTGGACTACGACGAGTTGCCTAACATATGATAAATGAATGGCATTACAAGCGAGCTGAATGGAAAGAAACATTCGCATTGATTCCCCGTCGTTGTGATCTCAGTAATAGATGGATATGGGGGCGACACATTTGTGGCACTGATTTTATTACAGGTCCCGGAGATCCGGTGATTATTAAAATTTGGAACCATCGTCACGAACACACAATTTATAGACTAAAAGGAGAACTAAAATGAAAGCAATTGTATGGAGTAAAAACCAGTGTCCTTATTGTGATCAGGCCAAGGCCCTGCTCAAGTTGAAAGGCATTGAATTTGAAGAACGCAATATCAACAATGGTTGGGATCGAGAAGATTTATTGTCTGCCGTGCCCACGGCACGTACAGTGCCACAAATATTCTTAGGCGAGGAATACGTAGGTGGATTCACTGAGCTCAAGAAAAAATTAACAGAAAGTGCATAATGACATTAGAAGTAGGTAAAGTTTATACATTCAAACTTAACTCTGGAGAAGAGTTGATTGCCAAGTACAGTTGCGAAGTAGCAGGTAACTTCATTGCAGTCACAGATCCTGTGAGTGTGGCTCCCGGACCCAAAGGCATGGGGCTTGTTCCCAGTTTGTTTACTGCAAACCCTGACCAAAGTGTCACTATAAATACTAACAGCATTGCTATGTATGTAGAAACCGACGACAATGTTCGCGGCAAATACACTGAAGCAACCACTGGTATTCAAGTACCAGACAAGAAAATTATAATGGGTTAATATGCCACCAGTACAACGACAGGGAGATCCAAATTCAGCAGGCGGTGCAGCCACAGGCGGGGTAGGATCAGTACGAGTAAACAATAAACCTGTTGTTGTCAACGGAACCAGTGTTTCTGCACACGCACCATGGGGCAAGCCGCATCCTCCACATGCCTCGCCTGTTACTACAGGTGGTGTGGGGTCAGTGCGTGCTGGTGGCATCCCTGTCAATGTAGATGGAAATCCCGACACTTGCGGTCATACTAGAACCAGCGGATCTGGTGATGTGAGGGCTGGATAATGCCTGCAGGTTTGTTGACTCCGTTGCAATTAACTGCTGGAAGTTCTTTGCTGAACAATCAAGGAATTAAAACACTTCCTGCCGCGTTGACCTCGGCGATTTCTGCATTTAATGGTACCAATGTCGTATCAGCTTTTCTAAATGCACTGTCATATTATCAGGCACAAAGTTGGGCAACACCGGCCACATTATTAAACTTACAAAGCATTGGCAATTCAACCTGTCCTGCGCTGGGGGACAGTATTCCGTCTAGCATTACCAATTTGACTCCAGTTACAGATCCCGGCGGCTTTTCGGGCCTAGTCTCTCAAACAGGCAATGCATATCTTGGCAATGGTGATGTAGGAATATTTGCACAAGGATTCATGAGTGTGCAAGGATTCATCAAGTCTACCAATTTGTTTATCAACAGTGCAGTAAATGCACAAACGTATCTGGGACCAACTTTTTCGGGAATGGATACATTGACAACCAACAATATCAGTGCAGTGAATTCTAATTTTTCTGGCTTTGGTACAGATTTGTTTAACCAGGGACAACTGTATGATTTGTCACAGATCGATTTGTATGGTACTCCTGCTGGATTGTTGGGGCAACTTTCCAAGGTTGCTGGAATACAAGGCGGAACTTTAAAAATTGTTGAAGAGCCATTGTTGACAGCTGGATTGACCACAACGGATATCAAGAACTTGGTATCAAGAAATCGAAACTTATCCGAAATACAATTCAACCAACTGCAAAAATTAGCCTATACCGGCATGACTTACATAACAGGGGCAGACCTACAGCAGGTACTAGACATACTCAATGTAACAACTCCCAATATTCAAAGCATGGCCGATTTGTTGGATCAGAAAAAAATATTCCCCAATAGTTACACCACATTGGCTACACCGACTCCAACCGGGCCGGAGTTAGTATATCAACCCGATGGCAGTGTCAGTATGAATCTGGCTGCAAATGTCAATAACTATTTGCCAACGCCAAGTGGTTGCGAAGAACTTGGAAAAATCATACCTCCGGATCAAGCTGTTGCAAACAAATCTGTTCAAGCTGCGCTGCAACAAATCACTGGAATTACTTCAACTACTTTGCCAGCACTGGCACAGGTTGTAAAAGGATCAACACCCACGATCTGGGACATCACCATTGACTATTTGGCCAATGATGTAGTTTCTTATGGATCGCCAATACCCAACGTCTATCGTGCTCAACAAAATGTACCTGCAGGCATTGACATCAACGACACTGACTATTGGCAATCAACTAGCCTAGGTGGCCTGAGCACCATGGCAGGACTGCCTGATATTCAGTCCCAGACCGCAGTGTTGCCTGCATCTGTTGTAAATCAATACAACTCTATGGCAACAGGAACTGGCCCTAACGGAACAATTAATACCTGTGATGTAATAGGGCTGGCAATTGACTACAATAATTTTGCTGCCGAATTTGTTTCTGCAGCCAACGCTATTTCGGCCATGCCGTCATCGGCAGACTTGACTGCACTCATTACAGCTTATCAGGACATGCTTGGCGCCAGCAACAACACTGAGATGCAAACATACATTGACGATGCCAATGCTGCAATCAGTGCCATTGCAAACTCTTCTACTCATCCAGAGTATGTTTCGTATGTTTCGTCGCTCAACTTATCGTTCAACAATATGGCCAGTATTTTGAGCAAGGAGAAACAGTATCAATCTCAGGCAGGCATTGATTATTTCAGTATTCAAAGCGGTGATAAATCTGTTGTCTATGCATTTGTTCAAGCACTACCCGGTTATGGACTAGAAGTTGGACCTTGTGGACCTGCATACTTCTTGAATCAAGTGGCTGACATTTCTGTAATCGGGGGACAGGCAATTGTTGGAACCATGCGGGAAGCCACTAACAATCAACGCCTCAACGGAAGCCAACTTGGAGTAGATACTGCACCCTCATCTACTCTGGCCGTTACTCCTGTTCCTGCAATAACTCCTGTGTACTAAAGTACACGATTGACAAATATATCTCAATTTGCTATAATGCGAGTATGCTTTACTTCGCCTATGGAATGAATACCAACTCGCAGGGCATGGCACACCGTTGCCCGGCCGCAGTGAGTTTTGGCCGTGCTACACTAGAAGGACACCGTTTCCGCTTTGCTGGCCCTGCTGATGTTCAACGCGATCGTCACAGTGATGTGGAAGGTGTGCTGTGGGATATAACTGATCGGTGTTTGGCTGCACTCGATGTACTGGAAGGATATCCCTTTTATTACGATCGCAAGTGGGCCCGAGTATGGTTTCAAGGACAAGAATATCAAGCCTTGGTATACTTTATGCAACCGGGTAATCGAAATGCTCCGCCATCTGACGGATATTTTAACATGGTGCTGGAGGGCTACACAGAACACGGGGTTAACACTGAACAATTGATTGAGGCAACACAAGCAACTACTTAAAATAAATACATAGCCCGGTAAAGGAATTACCGTTATGTATAATAACAATAAAAAAACAGCAGACAACGACTGGTCAATGCTCAGCGTCGAAGGCAACAAACAAGTTAATCAAATCGTTAAGCGAGCAAAAAAAGAACATTTGACTTGGCCTCAAGTTTACAAAGAGCTTTGGATGTTGCATAACAAAACTGGCTTTTATGAAGCCATGGACTCAGAGGTTTGTAAAGAAGTTTATAAAAAACTAAACTTCAAAAGCCCCTATTACTTTTATGGAATCACGGTAAATGGCAGGACGTTGTTTGATATGTTTCCGGAGCTCAACACTCCTGCTTGAAATTATGTAGTACTTGAGTACTACTTTTTGGTTAGTGCTCATTAACCCTACTAAATTAGCGGGTCTTTGCCCCACTTGACCAATATTTCCCATTTTGCTATAATAATGGAATAGTAAGCAACAAAGGAGCCCCAAATGGCATACATGAGTCAAGAGCACAAAGCAAAACTGGCACCCACCATCAAGGCAATTTGCAAAAAGTATGGTATCAAGGCCAATCTCAGCGTTCGCAATCACAGCTCGCTGGTGCTGACTGTAAAGCAAGGCAACATTGATTTTGGTGGCGATCATGTGCAAGTCAATCCCTACTGGTATCACGAGCACTTTGAGGGTCGTGCTAAAGATTTTCTTAGCGAAGTAATTCCTGCCATGTATGGCCCTGACTACTTTGATCATTCTGATGCTCAGACTGATTACTTCCACTGCTCGCATTATATTGATGTCAACATTGGTCGTTGGAACCAGCCTTACGCCTTGGAAAAGTAATACTCAAGTATTACATTTTTTGGTTGACCAATAATTACCGTTTTGTTATAATATACGCATGTTCAGCAAAAAGGAGTCTGCAATGTCAATGGCCACTATCCAGCAAGTTAACGAAGCAATCATGTTTGGTAACTTCACCAACGAACAACTCAATTCTATTGTGTCTGCTCTTAAGTATGCACGAGCACAAATGACCAAACAAAAGGCCCGCAGTTTCATGGCCGGTGACTCTGTGCGATTCTCCAGCCGTGGCAACACCTTCTTTGGCACCATTGAGCGAGTCAAGCTCAAGAACGCCTTTGTTCGAGTTGGCAATGCCAGCCGTTACAATGTGCCGCTAAACATGCTGGAGGCAGCATGACCTTCCGGCAGTGGCTACAACAAATGTGGTACAACCATTGCCTTGAGATCGAGGAATGGACTGGTCGTGTACCAAACTATGATGTAAAAGAATACTTTGCCCGATACAAATTCTGGCTCAAGCGCGAATATCGTCATCAACAAAATGCAACTCGATAAAAGGGGGTACGTAAAATTGGGACTTGATCAATACGCATACGTGGCCGCAAAGGCTGGACAACGTGAAGAATTTTACGAAACGTCAGAGTACAACGAAGAAACCAAAGAGTGGGTTAGCAAAATCTCCAAGCCCCGTGAGATTGCCTACTGGCGCAAGCATCCTAACCTCCAAGGCTGGATGGAGAAACTGTGGCTTCGCAAGCAAGACATTCCTGTCGCATCCCAAGATCAATTTGTTGAAAACAAGCGTCCACCCGGGGACTTCAACGGTGTTGAGCTTGAACTGACCTGGGAAGACCTCGACGATCTTGAACGTGCTGTGACACACAACCGACTGCCTGAGACTACAGGTTTCTTCTTTGGCAATCCCGCAGACGAGCACTATCGTGAACAGGATTTGCAATTTATTCGAGAAGCCCGTGCAGAACTGTTCTTGGGTTTGAAAGTGTTCTATAATTCCAGCTGGTGAGGCAGTAAATAAATGACAAACTACAACGAAGATCGGTTTATTGGAACAATGGCGGCTGGATGGATTCGCGATTTAGAAAGTAGCGACAGTCGCTTGCACAAAGAGGCAGTGATTGAAAAAGCTCTTATGGCCGCAAAACTAGGCAGTTCCGAAGCTCAGGCATTTTTGTTCAACTGCTATCAAGCCTACAATCCGTTCTATACATTCCATGTTCGCCAGGTGCCCGAAGTCTCTGGCCAAGACCACCGGCCCAATCCTTGGCCTCGATTCTGGGGTTTGCTAGAAAGCCTGCGCACTCGCAGTACTACAGGTAACTCTGCTCGCGAAGCCATTGAAGAAGTCAGTCGGGAGTTTGATGACGACGAGTGGAACCTAGTTTGCCGGCGTGTGATTATTAAAGATCTGCGCTGTGGTATCTCTGAAAAGACCTTGAACAAAGTACTGAAAAACTCGGAGTGGGCTATTCCTATTTTTACTTGCCAGCTAGCACAAGATTCTACAGACCAGCCCAAGAAGCTCAGAGGCATCAAACGCCTTGAGCCCAAGTTGGACGGTGTACGTGTGCTGGCTGTAGTACAAGGCATGAATGTAAGTCTCATGAGCCGCAACGGCAAAGAGTTTACAAATTTTCCGGCTATTGCCAAGGCTATTTTGTTGCACCGTGCCGCATTTCAGCGCGGACTGCATCAGCTGGGCGGTCGCTTTGTGCTAGACGGCGAAGTCACTGGCGAGAGTTTTCAGAAGCTCATGAAGCAGGCACATCGCAAGAGTGATGTAGAAACTGAAGGCATGGTCTACAATATTTTTGACATCATTCCACTGGATGATTTCCAACGTGGTTATTGGAATGCTCAACAATACAAGCGTTTTGATATCCTTGAGCAGGCTCGTGGGGCCTTGCCCGATAATAGTTATTTGAAAATTGTGTCAGGACTTGAAGTGGACCTTGACACAGCCGAAGGGCATGATGTCATGCAACGATACGCCCAAGATTGTGTAGCCGAGGGTTTTGAAGGTATCATGATCAAAAGCATGGATGCTCCGTATGTGTGCAAACGATCAGACTACTGGATGAAGTGGAAGCCCGTAATCAGTGTTGACCTCAATATTGTGGGCTTCGAAGAAGGCACAGGTCGCAATGCCGGTCGCCTGGGTGCTATAATTTGCGAAGGAGTTGACAATGAACGTAACATACGAGTTAATGTTGGCAGTGGCTTTAGTGATACTGATCGTGATGAGTATTGGACCGGACGGGATGACCTGCTTGGGCACTTGGTTGAAGTCCAAGCTGACGCAGTTACGCAAAACCAAGACGGATCATATTCCTTGAGATTTCCTCGATTTTTGAGATTTCGTGATTTTGAAACAGGAGAGAAGATATGACTACAGTTTTGGTTTGTTTTTTGCTTGGTGCAATATTGACATTTTGGGGCGGCTATGATTTTGCTCAGTACAAGCAGTCAATGACTCGAGGTCGGTTGATCAGTGCTGTGATTACCACAGTGATAGGTGTACTCAATTTGCTTACAGTATTCACTATGTTGCAATGAAAAAGATCTATTATGAAAAAATTGGAAAGCGATACGTTCCAGTTTCTGAATACGATAGTGAATATTTGGATAGTTTCCCCAAAGGCAATCACCTTGTGATGTGCTATCCAGGTGGTTCGAGTCGCAAGTTTCACATTGATCCCAATTACGCGGCCTTGATTGCCGCAGGACGAGTTGCTGAAGAGCACATGCGCGAGGCCATTTATCAAGCAGCCTCTATGCATCGTATGGAGCACGAAGGCACAATATTGACTCCTGAACAAGACAAAGCATGGCGAAAGTTTGAAAAGGTCATGGGGGAGCGTGGCAAGTATATCCAATTCAACAGCACACATGACATTGCCGAATCTGGGATCAGGGCACTAGAAAACGAAGCCGCAAAACTCATGGCGCATCCTGCTGTAAAAGATGCTTATGAACAGTTTTTGTTGGTGTGCAAAATGGTCGGCCAAAAGTCTTGACAAATCGACTTTCATCTCATACAATTACTAGGCATGTCCAAGGAGGTGTGTTTTTCGATGGGGTGTGTGGGGTGATCGATAACCTGGGCCTGCACAGTATCCGTGGCACAGCGAATGTAATTCACGTAGGTGAGACACTGTCTTGGAGAGATCCAAAACCTGGGCTGGTACCCCAGGGAGTATGCCTTAAAGGTCAAAACAGTGAAAGGAATGAAACATGTCTGTTAATATTGCGGTTTCTGCGTTGAGTATGCCGCAGTCCCTTGACTCTCTTAAAATAGTAACGCCCTTGGACATGCACCGTATTACTTTTGAAATCTCTAATCTAGAGGTTTGGTATAAAATCATGGCTGAGGCAAGATCGCAGTACGGCAAGAACTGGCGTGCTCAACCCAAAGTAAAACGCAAACTCAGTGGCTGGAGAGCTGCCGGTTCGCCTCCAATCAAGGTTTGGTTTGAAGTGCCAGATCCCACGTTTGCAACCTGGTGCGCCGTTAAATTGGGTGTTACAGTAGTAGGAGTACCCAATAAATAAATCTATGTTTCTCTCATGGTTAATGTTAGGTGTGGCACTGAGTCTCAGTGTTATCGCCGCTTTCTATAGCATAGCAGGCCTGGCAGCTATCTTTGCCGCGGCTGTACTGCCCATTGTGATCATGGGCAGTATCCTTGAAATAGCCAAACTCACTGTAACAGTTTGGTTGCACGAATACTGGGACCGGTGCCGATTCTTAATGAAGTTATATTTGGTACCTGCTGTGGCGCTGTTGGCGTTTATTACCAGCATGGGTATTTTTGGTTTCTTGTCAAAAGCACATTCGGACCAAGGCATGGTATCTGGTGACGTGCAGGCCAAGATTGCCATCTACGACGAAAAGATAAAGACAGAACGGGAGAACATAGATGCGAACCGCAAGGCGCTTAAACAACTTGACGAAGCAGTGGATCAAGTTATGGCACGCTCAACAGATGAAAAAGGTGCCGACAAGGCCGTGGCGATTCGCCGAGGTCAACAGAAAGACCGTGCTCGTTTACTTGAAGAAATTGCAAAGAGTCAATCGCGGATTGCCGCACTTAACGAAGAGCGAGCTCCAATTGCGGCGGAAGTACGAAAAGTGGAGGCCGAGGTGGGCCCTATCAAATATATCGCTGCCTTGGTTTATGGGGACAATCCGGACTCGAATATATTAGAACGTGCTGTGCGTTGGGTCATAATTATTCTAGTAGTCGTATTCGATCCACTAGCCATAATGATGTTACTTGCCGCAACTGAAAGTTTTAAATGGGAAAGACAACTGCGTAACAGCAGTGCCGAGCCCGAGTACGAGCCCGACGATGGTCCATTAACTGATTCACAAATTGTACAGGTGCAACAGTCAGTAGAAAAACCAGAAGAAGATGACAATAGACCATGGTACGAAAAGTATCCTTATTTGATAAAACCTTTTGTTCATTTTACTGACATTGGACCAATGGTACACACACCTGCGCCTACTTTGGTTCCGGGTGCTGTCAATGATGATAAAGAACACGAGTTTGATGATCACGATCAAGAAACAGCAGAAGAAAAAGAAGCCAAGCGCATTTGGAAGTCTCAACACCCCGATTCCACAGTAAAAGCACAGAGAGAAAAATTATCTCGTGGCGAAATCGATCGTTTGCCTTGGATTGGTTTACAAGCCGACAATGAGCTGCCAAGAGGTACTGCAACTGGATTTGGAATTTTCTTTCCAGAAAAACCAAACAAAGGAGATACGTTTGTTCGTGTAGACGTCATGCCCAACCGTGTGTACAAGTACAACGGAAATGATTGGATTGTTGTTGACAAAAACATCAACGATAATTACACTTATGATACAGCCTATATTGATCACCTCATTGAAAAAATTGCTTCTGGTGAATATGATCCCGAACTACTGAGTGATCGTGAGCGCGATCAAGTAGCAGCCCGAGTTAATCAAAACAATCTAAACGCATGAAGAATCCCGAAAATCTAGATAACTGTAGCTTTTGCGGAAAGCACAAAGACAATGTGGCCAAACTCATCGTCGGAGCAGATGTTGCCATCTGCAATGAATGTGTGGATCTATGTCAGTCGTTGTTGTCCGACGATCCAGTAACCAAGCCCAACAATGATGCTACGCTTGATCCAAGAGTAATTAAAACACATCTAGATGAATATGTCATTGGGCAAGACAAAGCCAAAATGGTGTTGAGCGTTGCTATTGTAAATCATTACAAACGCATAAACAACAAAGATAAAAATACCGAAGTTGAAAAAGCCAACATTCTCATGCTTGGTCCCACTGGTTCGGGAAAGACTTTGTTGGCACGTACTGTTGCACGATACCTAGACGTACCTTTTGTTATTGCAGACGCAACTAGTCTGACCGAAGCGGGTTATGTAGGCGACGATGTTGAAAGTGTGATCAGTCGTTTGTATGCCGCGTCGGGAGGTAGTGTTGAAAAAACACAACGAGGCATTGTGTTTCTTGATGAAATAGATAAAATCAGTAGAAAGTCCGAAAGCTCTAGTATTACCCGAGATGTATCTGGCGAAGGTGTACAACAAGCCTTGCTCAAGTTAGTTGAGGGAACCAAGTGCCGCATTACTCCGCAGGGAGGCCGCAAACATCCTTCGGGCGAAACCATTGAAATTGATACCACTGATATTTTGTTTATTGGTGGAGGCGCCTTTGTAGGTCTTGATACCTTGGTTAAAAAGCGTATAAAAGGTACCAGCATTGGATTTCAAGCCGAAGTTAATCAAGACACCGAAGGGGCCATGGACTTAGTAACGCCAGACGATCTAGTAAAATTTGGATTGATCCCTGAATTTGTGGGACGATTTCCTAGTTGGGTATCGTTGACTGAACTAACACTCAACGATTTGATTTCTATCCTTACACAAATCAAACATTGCTACATTGATCAGTACAAATGGTTGTTCAATCAAGATCAAGTGGATCTTGAATTCGACTCGGATGCATTGTCGTGCATTGCAGAGAACACCATAAAAAATAAAACTGGTGCCCGTGGACTACACAGTGAGTTAGAAAGAATCTTATTGCCGCACATGTTCAATCTTCCCAAGTACAAGTCCAATGGCATCATACAAGTAAAAATCAATAAAGAGTTGGTAAATAATCCTACAGAACTCAAGGTTACTGCATGAACAAACTTCGTGGAAGGTCTGTATTGGTCACAGACGGCAACGTAGAAAAAGCTTTGCGCAAATTCAAAAAGAAAATCCAAACATCTGGATTGCTTGATGATCTGCGCACCAAAGAATCTTACATCAAGCCTACCACGCAACGAAAACTAAAAAGAAGTGCAGCCAAAAGTCGTTGGCGTAAAAAACTGGCAGAACAAGCCCTTCCTAAAAATTTGTACTGATGTACATTGAGTTCACACTGCCCAGTGGTGCAAGCGGCATGATACCTACTCATGCCCTGGCCGTCATTAGAGATCGACTCTACAACTGGGCGGCAAAATACGAAGTTGAATACCGAACCAAACTGTACAAATACACCTTGCGGGTAACATTTGACACAGATGATGTTTATGCTCTGTTTGGATTGACTTGGGTACCTGATCCCAAATATCCCAGTTGGACAAGTTACCGCTTGATAGTTGACCTAAATAATAAAATATAATTCGGAATCGTGTATAATAAATAATATTGTAGCGCCTACGGGGCTACAAACAACAATCTTGCTTAAATTTAAGGAGAAACAACATGAGCAAAGTAATCGGTATCGATTTAGGTACCACCAATTCCTGCGTAGCCGTTATTGAAAACGGTATTCCCCGAGTAATCGAAAACAGTGAAGGCGCCCGCACTACACCAAGTATTGTGGCCTACACTAACGATGAGATCTTGGTTGGAGCCAGTGCCAAACGACAGGCAATCACTAACCCCAAAAACACAATTTATGCTGCCAAGCGGTTGATTGGTCGCAAGTTCAAAGAACAAGCTGTGCAAAAGGACATTAATCTAATGCCGTTCAGCATTGTTGAAAACGACAATGGCGACGCTTGGGTACAAACCGGCGATAAAAAAATAGCACCTCCACAGATTTCAGCTGAAGTTCTTCGCAAGATGAAAAAGACAGCTGAAGACTATCTTGGTCACGAAGTCCAACAGGCAGTTATTACAGTACCTGCTTACTTCAACGACAGCCAGCGACAAGCTACCAAGGATGCTGGACGTATTGCTGGCCTAGAAGTATTGCGCATTATCAACGAACCAACAGCCGCTGCTTTGGCCTATGGTGTTGACAAAGAATCCAAGTACGATCGCAAAGTTGCTGTATACGATCTAGGCGGTGGCACATTTGATATCAGCATCATTGAAATTGCCAACGTTGACGGAGACAAACAGATTGAGGTGTTGAGTACCAACGGTGACACCTTCCTGGGCGGCGAAGACTTTGACCAACGTATCATGGATTTCTTGGTAGAAGAATTCAAGAAAGATCAAGGTATTGATCTAACCAAAGATGTGCTGGCTTTACAACGTCTAAAGGAAGCAGCCGAAAAGGCCAAGATTGAACTTTCCAGCTCGGCACAAACAGATGTTAACTTGCCTTATATCACTGCGGATGCATCTGGTCCCAAGCACATGAACGTTAAGATTACACGTAGCAAGCTAGAACAACTTGTCGACGAGTTGATTACACGTTCGATCCAACCTTGCCTTACAGCATTGAAAGATGCAGGTGTTAGTTCCAGTGACATTGACGAAGTTATTCTTGTCGGTGGCATGACGCGAATGCCCAAGGTACAAGAAACAGTCGAGAAGTTGTTTGGTAAAGCACCACGCAAGGATGTTAACCCAGACGAAGCCGTAGCTGCCGGTGCAGCAGTCCAAGGTTCGGTTCTTGCAGGAGATCGCAAGGATGTACTGCTGCTCGACGTTACTCCGCTGAGCTTGGGGATCGAAACCATGGGCGGTGTGTTCACCAAAATTATCCAAAAAAACACTACCATTCCTACCAAAGGAACACAGGTGTTCTCCACTGCTGAAGACAATCAACCTGCAGTAACAATCAAAGTGGGACAAGGAGAACGCGAACTGTTTCAATACAACAAACATTTGGGCGAATTCAATCTAGAGGGTATTGCACCTGCACCGAGAGGAGTCCCGCAAATCGAAGTTATTTTTGATATCGATGCCAATGGTATTATGCACATCAGTGCTCGAGACAAAGGCACAGGCAAAGAAAACAAAATTACTATCAAGAGCGACAGCGGATTGACCGAATCTGAAATCCAAAAAATGGTACAGGAAGCAGAAGAAAACGCTGACGCAGATAAAAAAGCACGCGAGCTCATTGAAGCTCGAAACAGCGGTGAGTCGTTGATGCATTCAGTGAAAAATGATCTCAAAGAACACGGAGCAAAATTAACTGAATCAGAGCGCAGTACAATTGATTCCGCTGTGGCCAAATTGGAATCTGTCGTTGATGGCAATGACGCAGAGGCAATTCGTGAAGCACAAACAGCTATGCACGATGCAATGATGCCTTTGTTCAAAGCCAAAGCGGCGTCGGAGCAAACATCACAGGATGACACTGTGGTTGATGCAGAAGTTAGGCAGGCTGCCTAACTTCACAGTTGGGTGCTGCACAGGGCAGGCCCAACCTTGTCATAACTTGCTTATAAAAGGAGATATAAAATGACAAAAACTTTAACACTTCGTAGTTTCGATATTCCACAAATTCACAAATTTGGAATTGGGTTTGATGAGTTGTTTGAAGACTTGATGCGAATCACACAGCATCAATCCGGCACCAACTACCCACCGCACAATGTTATCAAAACCGGCGACGACACAGTGACCATAGAAGTTGCTGTGGCTGGCTTTGCTGAAGGAGAGATTGATGTTACAATCGAAAAAAGATTGTTGACCATCACTGGATCCAAGCAGCGCAACGATGACCAGGAGCACGAGTATTTGCATCGCGGCATCAGCAGTAGAGATTTCAAACAGGTGTTTCCTCTCAATGAACACGTAGAAGTCAAAAGTGCTGCAATCAAAGACGGAATCTTGAGCGTTTATTTGGAACGTGAAGTGCCCGAGGCCTCCAAGCCGAAAAGCATTGCAATTACCTACAAATCGTAATATAATGTAAATACAGTGAGGGCGCAGTGCCCTCACTGATAACAAGGATAAAAAAAATCATGGCACAGTCAGAGTCTCGTACACGTATCAAGCCGTCGGAAACTGTCAAAGAACCGCCGATGTTCAAGGTGGTGTACCTAAATGATAATCAAACCAGCATGGAGTTTGTTGTTGGAAGTTTGGTAGAATTTTTTGACTATCTCCCTGATACAGCCGAGCAAATCACAATCGATATCCATGAAACTGGAAGCGCAGTGGTTGCAGTATTGCCCTATGAGTTGGCTGAACAAAAGGGCATGGAAGTCACAATGAGTGCCCGTGCTCAACAATATCCACTTCAGATTAAACTAGAGCCCGAAGGCGTTGGTCAGTAAGTTACTGTTATTCTCTTTGGGTGATAGGCCCATTGAGAATATTTTGTGTCGCCGCGTCCGCGACAGTTGTTGACATATCTAACACCGTTTCTAGTCTGATCAATGTCACCATGATAGTGGCCAAAACACCATGTGTGTATTTTGTTTTCGGTGTCTTGAGACAATGTGTGTTGCATAAATCGATTGCCCATAGTATTGAATCTCATACTTCCGTCAAGCTCAATATCATGTTCTATTAGTTCGGCAGCTGGCACAGTATGTGTTACCATGATAATTTTTTTAACGTCTATGTGTGTTTGCAACCTTCTGACACTGGAGATCATGTAATTTGCATCGGTATTTGACATCTGTTTAATACTGCGTATAGCGTCTTGATTGAGGCCTTCTTTTTCTCGATACCACTCTGCACTTTGTTCAGGATCAATGGTTAAATCAAGATCAAAACCCCACCAGCCATTGGTTCCTAAAATAGCAATACCGTCTATTACAACAACATTGTCTTGAAGATATACTACGTTGGGAATTGTATTGACTCGAAAAGCCAGGTCTTGGTAACTTTCTACCAGTCTATCTCTGTAGTCAGCATGCTCACTGTTACCGTCGATGTAAAACACCGCTTGATAGCATTGTCCCAGGTGAACTAGGCATTCAACTATCTTCGACCTATCTTGGGCAATGTCGCCAACCACTACACAATGGGGGCTGGTGGCCCGTCCAGTCCAATCAAAAGGCTCGGGCCACGTTTCAACGTGTAAATCAGAAATTAAATCAAAAGTAAATTGCATCATACATATTTAAAAGGATTTGACATGAATATAATTTTTGGAGACGCTGTTAATCAACTACCCGATGAGTATATTGTCTTGGAGCTAGATACATTTCTCATCAAGCCAATTGATCAGCAAGTAACAACCTGGTGTGTGGTTGAATCTGCGCCCGTGCATGAGTTGATTCAACTGGACGAAAACAAAAAACTTCACAGCAGCTTAATGGTTAATTATAGGGCTCAGAATTGGGACCAGTGTTTAAAAACCATTGAATCGCTCACAGGGTTGTGGACAGGGGAACTTGACAGTTTCTATGAAGAATTGAAGAAAAGAATTATCAACTTCAAACAAAATCCGCCTGAGCCTGGTTGGAACGGGTTGCTAGTTAGAAACGCAGCAGTGTCTTAATACTCTCAGTTTTCTTCTAGTAAAACAGCATAGATATGTAATGTACGAAATAATAATAACTTTAATAATGACGCACATTACTATTGTATGCGTCACTCTTTACCTGCACCGAAGTCAAGCACACCGAAGCGTAGAATTTCATCCAGCAATCGCACATTTCATGCGTTTTTGGCTTTGGTTAACAACAGGCATGGTTACCCGTCAGTGGGTAGCTATACATCGAAAACATCACAGATACAGTGATCGCCAGGGAGATCCGCACAGCCCGCATGTGTACGGTATCTGGCATGTTTTATTCAAAGGGGCTGCATTATATCATGACGCGAGCAAAGATTCAAAGTTGGTTAATACATATGGTGCTGGTACTCCTGATGATTGGATGGAGCGCAACATATACAGTGCTCATTCCAGACTTGGCATTTGCATTCTCTTTTTGCTCAACCTAGTTGCATTTGGTTGGTGGGGGATTGTGATTTGGTTGGTTCAAATGGTGTGGATACCATTCTGGGCTGCCGGTGTGATCAACGGCCTAGGACATTGGTGGGGATATCAAAATGGAGAAACTAGAGATCTTAGCAGGAATATTAGTCCCATTGGTATTATCATCGGTGGTGAATGTTTACATAACAATCATCATTTGGACCCTGCTAGTGCCAAATTGAGCCGACGTTGGTTTGAATTCGACATCGGCTGGATGTATATACAATTACTCAGATTCGCTGGCCTTGCCACTGTCAATAGAGTTTAACTTTTTTTCTTTTGCAATTTTAGCCGCTGCTTCCAGCAATGGATTCTTGGGAATCAACTCAATTTGAAGCGGATCGTTGCTGGCTTCCAGCATGTAACTTTCTTTGGGTATCAATCCGGCCTCTTGCAATGCAGTCCACGTCATAGGGTTGCTCATTGCATTTCGAATCTTTGCCGGCGACGGTCTGCCAGTAGCAACAATTTCTGCGTAGATTTCTCGCCCAATCATTGCAGTAAATTCATTGGCAGCATTGACCTCAAACATTTGCTCATCAGTGTATCCGGGCAGTCTAGTAGGCTCTGCTATTGCATAATACTCGGCCAACAGCTTCTCAAGAATTTCAATTTCTTGCCTGTTAAGTTCAAACGCATAACTTGGGTCTCCAAAACTCTCAACTTCTTTTATTTCAGCAGTGAGTTCAAGGATCTCGTACTCGGGTGCACCTGTTTGCTTAAGATGCTCAAGCTTGGCTCGTTTGGCCTGTAACTTGATTGCACCAACTTCTTCGAGCGCAGCAGCTCTCCGACGACCTTCGAGAAATCCATGAAGTGTTTTTATCTTCTCCCAAACTGTTTCACCAATGACTTGGTAACGATAATTGAATTCGGTGTTTAATTTTACTGGCATGAATTATTTACTACCTTCGGTAAGTGAAGCAAAATTTTGTCGTAGTACCAGACACAACATAAATTATTAGATATAATCTATCTAAAGGAATATTCATGGAAAAAATTGGATTCATCGGTATTGGTAAACTAGGCTTAGACTGCGCCGAAGTAATGGCCGAAAAGCACGAAGTTCGTGGCTACGACATTTATCCACGTACCAGTGACACAGTCAAGGTATGCGGCATTGAAGAATTAGTTGATCAAAGCGATTGGATCTTCATTGCTGTGCCAACACCGCATGCCGAAGGGTACGATGGTTCGGTGCCTAGTTCGCACATGGAGCCTCGAGACTTTGGTCACGATGCTGTAATTGATGCTATCAACAATATCAATTGTTATGCCAAGACACAGAAAAAAGTTGTGTTAATTTCCACAGTGTTGCCCGGAACAACACGCCGTAAGTTTATTACACTGTTGGACAAACAACACTTGTTCTTGTACAATCCCTATCTCATTGCCATGGGATCAGTTAAGTGGGATATGGCCAATCCTGAAATGGTTATCATTGGCACAGAAGATGGCAGTTTGACCGGTGTAGCCGGCGAGCTAATCAACTTGTACAAAACCATTATGAACAACGATCCACGTTACGAGGTTGGGACTTGGGACGAATGCGAAGCTATTAAGATTTTCTACAACACATTTATCTCTGCCAAGGTAGGCTTGGTAAACATGATTCAAGACTTTGCACTGAAGATTGGCAATATCAATGTTGACGTTGTTACCAATGCCCTTGCTCGCAGTACCATGCGTATCATGGGTCCCAAGTACATGACAGCCGGTATGGGTGATGCCGGAGCTTGCCATCCACGGGACAACATTGCTCTGCGTTGGTTGGCACAGGAATATGACATCGGTTACGACTTGTTTGACACCGTGATGCATGCTAGAGAAATTCAAGCCAAGAACTTGGCAGGGTTTTTGGTAGAACAAGCCAAACAACGTGGTATGAGTGTTATCATTCATGGCAAAGCATACAAGCCTGATGTTGAGTACTGCATCGGTTCTTATTCCACTTTGGTTGGACATTATATCAAGCAAATGGGTTTTGGTGTAAGGTATCTTGATCCATTGGCCGACGATAAAAATGAAGTAATTTCCGAAGTTGCTGGGCCAGCTGTGTTTCTTTGGGCACACAACCGAAAAATCACATATGAGTATACCGGTGACCAACAAGACACTCAACCATACTGCGAGATTCCTCCAGGATCTATCATTGTTGATCCGTGGCGTAAACTCAAATCGGGCAACGGAATTGAAGTAATCCATTACGGCAACACACGACCACAGTAAATCTGCGGTATCCCAAAGGTCAAGTTTGGTAGCATTACCACTTGACCTTTTTTTAATTCTATGTTACAATATTGTATGAAGATTGGGTTTAATTGTAGCTCGTTTGATTTCTTGCACGCCGGGCATGTTACTATGCTCAAAATGGAGAAAAACCTGTGCGACTATTTGATAGTCGCACTGCAAGTGGATCCAACTGTGGACAGGCCTGGTGTAAAGAACAAACCTGTTCAAAGCGTGTACGAAAGGTACGTTCAACTTCAGGCCTGTAAATATGTTGATGAAATTTTGGTTTACGAAACTGAGTTTGATCTTTTGCAATTGCTGATGACCCAGACCATCCACATCAGATTTTTAAGTGAAGAATACTTCAACAGAGATTTTACTGGAAAGCAATATTGTATTGACAACGGCATTGAATTGCATTATCATAAGAGACGGCACATTTATAGCTCCAGTGAGCTAAGAGAAAGAACTGTAACATTAGAAAGTCAAAAAACTATACCTGAATCATCTATTCCTCCTCACTCACCTGAACTTATTAAAAAATGAATACAAGAATTGGTTTCTGTTGCAAATGGCTCGATGACCCCAGTGAAACTGCTGGTCGTAAACCTACATCTGAGAGCCGTGAACTAAACGGGCGTTCCACTACCATGCGTTGGCTGCGTGAGCACAAAGACGAAGCCGAACAGCGCCAGTGGGACATTATGAATCACAATGCTCGTGCTGCCTTGCTTATGGTCGAGCGTGTGGCTACATTACCGCCCGAACGACGCATGGTGCGATTGGGTAGCGAGATGCTACAAGGTTATACTGAACCCTCATGGATAGATTGGTGGCAACGACGTGAAATACAAGATCACTGCGAGAAAATTTTTAAACCGGTGGGCGATACTGCTCGGAGGCTTGGCGTTCGGTTATCCTTCCATCCGGGACAATTTTGTGTGCTGGCAAGTGAGGCTGATGAGATTGTGGAACGATCCATCCTCGAATTTGAATATCATGCTGACATGGCACGCTGGATGGGCTATGGCTCGAGCTGGCACGATCACGGATTCAAGATTAACGTGCATCTTTCGGGCAAGGGCGGTCCTGAGAAGTTTCTACGCACACTCAAGCGATTGAGTCCCGAGGCTCGCAACCTCATAACTATCGAAAACGACGAGATATCAAATGGTTTGGACATTTCTCTTTCTGTGGCTGATCATGTGGCTCTTGTGTTGGACATTCATCACCATTGGGTCAAGACCGGAGAATATATCTCGCCACAAGATGATCGTGTTAAGCGTGTGGTTGAGTCTTGGCGTGGTACTCGCCCTGCTATGCATTACAGTGTTAGTCGCGAAGATATTCTTGTTGATCATGATTCCCGAGTTCGCCCAGATCTTGCTGGACTTCTTGATCGAGGTCATAAAAAGCAACAACTCCGCGCACACAGTGACTTCTGTTGGAATTATGCTGTGAATGATTGGGCCTTGACCTTTGCTGATCAATTTGACATACAGGTCGAGGCCAAGGGCAAGAACCTAGCAAGTCAACAACTTTATGAACAATATATTAGTAGGAATCATTGATTGGATCCGTGATGATTGGCGCAGTAATCGCTTCCGCTTTGTTGTTGAGCTTACTGCTTGGGCTATTAGTATTGGGTGTAGCATTACTATGGCAGCCACAGTCCCTAATCCCCCTTTACTTGCGCTGTACCCTGTTTGGATTTCTGGCTGCGCTATGTATGCTTGGGCTAGTTATACTAGGAAATCGTTTGGGATGTTGGCTAACTACATCTTGTTGACCACCATTGACTCAGTTGGATTGATTCGAATGCTAACCTAATACATTTCAATAGATATACAGGGCTTGAACGGCCCTGTTTTTTTGGGTAAATATTCTGTCAGGGAAGGATAACAACAATGGACCCACTGACAGTAGGAGCCGCATTTGCTGTAGCGCAGGCCAGCGTAAAGACAGTCAAAGAAGCCATTAAACTTGGCAAAGATATCTACGAGGTCAGCGGCGATCTTTCAAAATTCTTTCATGCACAGCATCAAATCAAACAAGAAAGCCGGCAAGTAGAAGAGAAAAAAAGAAAATCCTTGAAGGAAAATCGTCAAGAGGATTATTATGAGCTTACTGCTCGAGCATTGGATGTTGCAATCAAAGAAAGAAAGATGATTCAAGACGAAGCAGAAATCAAAACTCTGCTGATATGGTCCGGCAACGGCGATGTTTACCATGCCATGGTCAAAGAACGCATGCGACTAGAAAAGGAACAGGCCTTGGCCGAAAGCCGAGAACTAATGGAAAAGCACCAGAAGGAAATACGAAAGCAGGAACTCAAAGAGTTACAAGGTGACATTGCATTGGTAGCCGGTACTGTTTTGGTAATTGTTATAACTTTTACAATGATTGTGCAATGGGGTATAAGCAAGGGTCTGTGGGCCGGTAGCGCCAATGACCCGAGAATAGTTTATCAAACTCAACGTATAAGATAAAGCCCAACAAAATTAAATTGCATATAGTAATAAGTATTAAGTGCCCGTAAGGGCACCTACTCTGAGGTGAACAATAATGAAAAGAACTATCACTGCGGGTATACTAGCCTTGTCAATGGCCGGAGCCTATTCGCAAAGCACTGACTATAGTGTATACGGTGCTACCAGTCTGGTGGACAGTAATTCTACAACCAACACTACTATAAACAACATTAACTCGGGCACAGTTACTAACGTTAACAACACGTCAGTTACTAGTACAAGTACCAATGCTAACACCAACGTCAACACAAATACCAACGTTAACACAGGTGATGTAACTTATAGAAATATCAGCAGCGGCGATGTAACCAACCGTAACATCAACACAACCACTAGCACAAACAACAACATCAACAGTGGTTCAATGAGTTATACCAATACCAACATCAACACTGGAACTGCTACCAACGTCAACAACAACATCAACAGTGGTGACATGACCAATCGCAATATCAACGACTCTACCATGCGTGTTATTCAGCCACCGCCCACAGCAATTGCTCCTGCAATGATGTCAGGCGGCAATGCTGACCTGTGTTCAACAGGTACATCAGGCTCAGTTCAGACACAGATCTTTGGTGTATCAACAGGCGGCACAGTTCGTGACCTAAACTGCGAACGCTTGAAGTTGAGTAAGACACTGTACGACATGGGCATGAAAGTTGCGGCAGTGGCCACAATGTGCCAAGACAAGCGTGTGTTTGATGCCATGATGGCTGCCGGAACACCTTGCCCTGCAGAAGGCAAAATTGGCGAAGCTGCTCGT